CACAACACAGACTGGATCACAGTAGCAAGCGGCACGACCCCTGCGGAACAGTACACAAGGGCAACCGTCAATAACAACATGAAGGATGTGCGTGTCCATTATTATGTTGACAATATCTGTGCATGGCAGAATCTGCCCCACAGCCTGAGCGGCTGGCACGCCGCTGATGGTTCTGGGAACGGAAACAGAAGAACCATCGCCATTGAGTGCATTATGTCCTCTGCATACAATTCTGTTGATAAAAAGTCGGAGGACAATGCAGCGAAATTGGCAGCAGCCCTTCTGAAACAGTATGGACTGGACATCAATCATCTCTACACGCATACCCACTGGCTGAATGTTCGTGACGGACGAAACGGAACGATTGACCAGTTGAACACCATGTACAATCGGTACAAGATGTGTCCTGCGTACATTTTGCCCCATTGGGCGGAGTTCAAGAAAAAGGTACAGTCTTATTTGAATGCAGGTTCCTCTGCTGTACCTTCCACAAAGCAGCTTTACCGTGTGAGAAAATCGAGGGCAGATGCAAAGTCGCAGCTTGGTGCGTATTCCTCTTTGGAGAATGCGAAGAAAGCCTGCAAGGTCGGATATTCTGTATTTGATGCCAACGGAAATGTGGTCTACACCAATGGCAGCCAGTTTACCAAGGGACAGAAGGTTGTCATTCGTGCCAACACACCACTGTTCGCCAGTGCAGAAACTACATCTGTAACCAGAAGAATCAGCGGTACTTACTATCTCTATGACGGCATTGCCTGCAAGAACGGTCGTTATCGGATCACCACAAAGCCGGAGTTCTGCGGAAAGACACCGGTTGGACAGTATGTGACCGGTTATGTTTCTTGGGATAATTTTGGGGTGATTGGATGAATGCAGAACAAAAAGACCAGATCCGGCAGCTGCACAGCAGCGGTCTGGGTTACAAAAAAATCGCAGCCCAATTAGGGCTGTCCGTCAACACAGTTGCTTCTTTCTGCAAACGGCAGAGAGGAAGCGAATCCTGCCCACACTGTCCGCAGTGCGGGCGTTCTGTTGTGCAGACACCGCACCGAAAGCCGAAACGATTCTGTTCCACACAATGCCATAATACTTGGTGGAATCATCATGCTGTATCGGGGAACGGCAAACAACAACAGCTCTGTCCTATCTGCAAAGAGCCGTTTTTTGCCTATCCCAGTTCGCACCGAAAATATTGTTCCCGTCTTTGCTATGGGAAGCACAGAAAGGAAATGGCACATGGAAAAAGAACATTACCATAAGATCATTACGTATCAAACCACTGTTTCGATTTTGAAAAGCTGGATGCGTGCTGGATTGGTCACGCCGGAGGAATTCCAAAAAATCAACACCATAATCGCCGAACGTTCCGGTTTATCTTTGTGCAGTATATTCCTTGACTCCTGCCCGATCGTACGGTAATATGTCATCGGAAAGGGGGAGATTATCACGGCACGAGTGATACAAAAAGTTGCGTTTCCACAGAAAAAGCCGTTCCTGTTGAAACGGACGGCAGCCTATGCCAGAGTGTCCAGCGGAAAGGATGCCATGCTCCATTCTCTGTCGGCACAGGTCAGCTATTACAATCAGCTGATCCAGAGCAATCCGGAGTGGCTGTTCTGCGGTGTTTATGCAGATGAGGCATTGACGGGAACAAAGGAAAATCGGGCGGAATTTCAAAAGCTGCTGAACCGATGCCGGCAGGGAGAAATCGACTTGATTCTGACAAAGTCCATTTCCCGTTTTGCACGAAACACGGTCACCCTGCTGGAAACGGTACGGGAACTGAAAACACTGGGCGTTGATGTCTATTTCGAGGAACAGCGGATTCATTCCATGAGTTCAGACGGCGAGCTGATGCTTTCCATTCTGGCATCTTACGCACAGGAGGAAAGCTATTCTGCCAGCGAGAACAAAAAGTGGCAGATGCGAAAGGACTTTGAACAGGGAAAAGTCGGGAGTATGCGAATGCTGGGCTATCGACGAACCAAATCCGGAAAACTGGAAATCGTACCGGAGGAGGCGGAAATCGTCAGAATGATTTTTCTATATTATCTGTCTGGTATGGGTAAGCTGGCAATTGCCAAGAAGCTGAATGAACAGCAGATATGCACGGTGCGTGGCTGTGCATGGACGACAGAGGACGTACGGCGAACGCTCCGCAATGAAAAGTACACCGGAAATTTGCTGCTGCAAAAAAGTTTTCGGGAAAATCACATTACCAAGAAAAAGGTGGCTAACATCGGACAGCTTCCGCAGTATTTCGTTGCCGGTTCGCATGAAGCCATCATTTCGCAGGAACAGTTTGATGCAGTGCAGAAACAAATGGCGGAACGGCAGAAAAAATATGCCGGTTCCTGTACCACAAACCGATATCCATTTACGCAGAAAATACGGTGTGCCTGCTGCGGCAAATATTACCGCAGAAAAACGACTGTGACCGGTGTGGTCTGGATTTGTTCCACTTACAACACCAAAGGGAAAAAATACTGTCCAACAGCAAAACAAATTCCGGAAAATACGCTGCTCTCTGCCTGCTGTGATGTTTTGGAAATATCGGAATTTGATGCGGAACAATTTGCGGAACGAATCGAACAGATTCAGATTCCGGCACCCAATGAACTGCAATTCTGCTTTTCAGACGGAACGGAACAAACCGTACATTGGAAAGACCGTTCCCGTTCGGAAAGCTGGACGGCGGAAATGCGAGAGAAAGCGAGGCAGAAAAAATGGCGACAGTCCTAAAAATACCAGCAAAGTTTCACCCCATAACGCATTTGCCGGAAATCAAGGTTCAGAAACGCAGAGTGGCAGCCTATGCCAGAGTTTCCACGGATTCCGAGGAGCAGCAGACCTCCTACGCTGCACAGGTAGATTGCTACACTAAGTACATTCAGGAACGGGCAGACTGGGAGTTTGTTGCAGTCTATACCGATGAGGGCATTTCTGCCTTGAATACCAAACATCGGGACGGCTTTAATCGCATGGTGGCAGATGCTCTGGACGGCAAGATCGATTTGATTGTCACCAAATCAGTCAGCCGGTTTGCACGAAACACTGTAGATTCTTTGACGACTGTGCGAAAGCTGAAAGAAAAAGGCGTGGAGGTGTTTTTTGAGAAAGAAAACATCTACACGCTGGATTCCAAGGGCGAGCTGCTGATTACCATTATGTCCAGTCTGGCACAGGAGGAGAGCCGTTCTATTTCGGAGAATGTAACTTGGGGACAGCGAAAGCGAATGGCGGATGGCAAGGTCAGCCTGCCGTACAAGCATTTTCTGGGCTATCGAAAAGGAGCAGATGGCTTGCCGGAAATTGTGCCGGAGGAGGCGGAGATTGTTCGGAACATCTATCGTTGGTTTATGGAGGGGAAAACGCCGACTGGCATTGCGAGAACATTGACAGAACAGGGCGTTCCAACACCTGCCGGCAAGGAGCAATGGTGTTCCAGCACAGTAAAAAGCATCCTGATCAATGAAAAATACAAGGGCTCTGCTCTATTGCAAAAGAGATTTACAGTGGATTTCCTCACGAAAAAATCTAAGGTGAATGAGGGTGAAGTGCCCCAATACTACATTGAGGAAAGTCACCCTGCCATCATAGTGCCGGAGGAATTTGAACTGGTGCAGGCAGAATTGTTGCGGAGGCAAAACCTGCGGCGGCAATACAATGGGAAAAGCGTATTTGCTGCCCGGCTTGTCTGCGGCGACTGCGGAAATTTTTTCGGGGCAAAGGTCTGGCATTCCAACAGCAAATACCGGCAGGTGATCTGGCAGTGCAATCACAAATTCCAAGGGGTGTGCAAATGCCAGACACCCCATTTGCAGGAGAGCGTCATACAGCAGCGGTTTCAGGCAGCCGTTCAGGAATTGCTGCAAAAGCGGAAAGCGATTCTGGAAAACTGTCAGGTGATGCTGGAACTGCTTACGGACTGTACGGATTTGGAGTATCAATTGCAGGAACTGGAAACGCAGAAAATGCGAATTTCAGAACAGGTGCAGGGATATGTTCGGGAGAACAGTGAAATCGTACAGGATCAGGAAAAGTATGAGGAACGGTATCAGGCACTGGTGGGACAATATGAACCGCTGCAGAAACAAGAAACCGCTCTGCAGGAACAGCGAGCAGAGCGATTGGCAAGACGGGAACAGATTCAGGGCTTTCAAAGAGCATTAAGCGGACAAAATGGGATGCTGCCGGAATTTGACACGCAGTTGTGGCTGGCTGCTGTAGAAAAAGCAGTGGTGCATCGAGATGGAAAAATCGTGTTTGTTTTGAAAGATGGGACGGAGTTGGTGCAGAAAATTTGAGGGGTGTGGGGTGCAGAACGCACTCCCTTTGCTTGGTGGGTGTGCATTGTATCATTTGTGACGTGCGTTTCCAGGAACAGTTATCTGAAAGATAACTGCGAGCAGGAAAAGCACGTAGTTTCGGTACTTTATCGAGGCTGCGTGCTTTTTTATTAGTGCTTTTTCGTTGATGAAATGGTTCATTTTTCAAAAAAATTGAATTTGACCCCAATTTGACCCCAAAACATCAAAAAAAGAATACGGCAAAGAAAATATTCTCTTTTTTATTGAGTTTTCAATTTAAATGTGGTATAATGTAGATAATAAAATTATATTTTTCACGGAAGGAAAAATCATATGTCACAGCCTTATAATATGCCGATATCAGATTTACTTTATAAATACTATAATCAGTTAAAGCGAAATAAAGATGGTACAATTGTTTATGATAAACAATTTAAAGAAGTGACAGAAAACCTTTTGAATCTTGAATGCTTAGATTCTTCGTTATACAGCACTTATGATGCATTCTTTCATGCAGTAACAAAAGGATTGATCAATACACCGAAAATTGTAAACGCTTCTAATAGCACGACATATCGAATTCCAGAAGGCAGTAAATCTAAATACAAATATGTGAATGATGTGCTTACAGATGAAATCTGGAAATATTGGAGGCCAGGAGAACAGATATTCATTTCGGCTGGTACGGGAAGAGGAAAAAATACTTTTATCAAAAAAGAGCTGTTAAAAAGTTGCGGCAGTCAAAAAGTTGTTATCTTTGAAAACAGACAATCCCTGATGCAGCAACAAATTATTGATGTGATCTCTGAAATTGATCCGGAGATTTTGAAATATCAGGATCTTTCAGAAGAGAATATGGTAATATTCGGTTCTTATAGAAACATCATGATGATCTCTTACCAATGTGCCGCTTTGAAGTGTCTTTATCCAGATACAAATTTTCTGGATTTTTTCTCACATGCAAGATATCTTATATTCGATGAAGCACATTACATATTGGATGATGCTCCATACAATAAGGGCATCAGCTTTTTTGTACAAACATTTTTGGAAAACCAATTTCCTGCTGCAACCAAGATATTTATGTCTGGTACAATGGAAGAGGTTTATGAATATGTCCAGCTGTTGAATGCCTTCCCAGAAGAACCGATAGATATAATCGAAGAAAAGAAACTTCTGGATGAAAAAGGCAGTAATAATAATCCTCATAAATTAATAAGAGATCTACAGCATTGCCAAAGCCCAAATTCCATACTCTCACTGCCGACAGATTACTCGTATATTGAACCATATCAATACAAGAAAACAGAGGATATCTGTACAGAAATTTCCAAGTCGCCATCGTATGAAAAGTGGTTGATTTTTGTAAAATCCATTGAAGATGGTGCAAAGTTAAAAGGAAAATTAGATGTAGTTTGTAATGGTTCTGTATGCTTTTTAAGTTCTGAAAACAAGAAAAAAGATGAAAATGCAGAGATTTACAATCGACTCATACGGGAATGCAAATTTGATTGTCGGGTACTGATTGCAACAACTGTTATCTACAATGGAATCAATATAAAAGATGATGCTGTAAAACATATTGTCCTTCCATTTACTTCGATGTCTGTAACAAAACAATTATTGGGCAGAAAGAGAATGACAGAAAATGAAACAGTCAAGGTCTATTTTCCTGACATTACTTATGATGATGCAAAAAGGCGATACCGTGACTGTATAAGAGATTGCATGGATCTTATCAGTCTCAATCAGAATTTACAATATTGTGCTTTATGCCAACTGAATGGGCTTGTCAATACTGCACCGTCAAAATACTATTATTTAGTGCCCCAGCAAGTAGCCTTTTCGACAATGATGATGGCAATTCTAAATAGTCCTGCGATTTACAAACTGTATTATGATACCTGCTTTTACATTTTTGTACTTCAGAGGTTGAAAACAGAACAGTCTGATTTTGTAAAAATCCTTCTTACACACCTCGATATTGCAGAAAAATATGATGATGTAACTGATATTACTTTAGAGATATCAGATGAAAAAGTGCAGGAAGATCAGGCAGCGTTTGCTGCGTATCTTGAAAGCCTCTTGGGGAATGATATTATTTCACCAGACGAAAATGGTTCTTTTGATAAATTTCTTGAACTAAAACAAAAAATTAATGAGATATATAAAATTTTTCATAATGGAAAAGCACTCGATACGCAATGGAAAAATAAAGAGAGATTCTTTTCAGGAGAAAAAATACAGATGTTTTTTTCAGAGCTTGATCTCCCATATGAAATTGAAAGCACAAGTTCTAAAGGGAGCAGAATCACCAAAGTAACTAGAAAACAGTTGCAATGAAAAAAATAGAACGATGCAAATTCAGACTATGGGGAAAATTTGTAAATTTGATTTTTACAAGCTGAAAAAAGGCTATATTACGCTGCTTTTTTGAAAAATGAAAATTATCCTGTCAATGGAAAATCAAAGATGTAAAAAAGAAAGGAGAGCATGAAAGCTCTCCTTTTTATGGTTATATGGTAATCATTACAACAAACTCATTCTGCTGCAAAATGATTTCATTCACTGGTGTGGGTGTAGGTGGATACATGGTAGCTAATTTCTGAGCAATGGTAATTTTCAAGCACTGAATACCATATTGCAGGTCGCCTGCCTCAATGCTCATATCCTCAAAGTCCACAGGATTCAGCAGAAAGCCATTCAGCATCGGTGTTACTACAATTGCATAGGACTGTGTTTGCGACATATTGGGCAAAGTGAAGAACTCCTCCATCACTTTCATTTCTTCCTGCTTCTGGCTATCCAGAACATGAGTATAAGTATCCAATGTAAACGAAACAGAATAATGTCCAAGCAGGATCGAAGTCGTTTTTGCATCCATTCCCTGCTCCATTGCTCTGGTTGCAAAAGTATGTCTGAGGGCGTGAAAGGTATAATGCCCAAGACCAGAAGCTTTCAGAATCTCATCATAGAAATCTTTGAATGTTTTGGGTTCCAAGTATCCGCCCAATGGGTTTGTTACCAGAAAGCCGGAATCCTGATAGGCTGCACCTGCTGTCATGGCATCGTTCTGCTGAATCATTTTCCATTGCTGCAACTCACTTGCAATATTGGGAATCAATGGAATCGAGCGAATGGAGTTTTTTGTTTTTGGCTCCTGAATCACGATTTCTGTCGAGTTGCCCACACCATTGTAATCTACTTTAGGCAAACGATTCAGTGTGCGACGAATAGACAGCATTCTCTTACCGAAATCAACGTCTTCCCAACGAAGACCAAGCAGTTCCCCCAGACGAATCCCCGTTGCAAGCGTCAGGCGAATGAAAACACCGTACCGATATTTGTAGCTGGTATAGATAAGCTTTTGCTGCTCTTCACGAGTGAGAATTTCAACTTGTGGCTTTTCATTGCGTGGCAGACTGACTGCATCGCAGGGGTTAAAGTCGATGTAATGCTCCAACACTGCCTGATTCATCGCTTTGTGCAAACATCGATGAAGGTTCAGGATAGTTTTTGGAGAAAGCCCCTGCGTATTCTGCTTGTAGTTGTAGAAGTCCTGCAACAGTTTTGTGGTAAGGTCTTTCAGCTTGAGCGTAGGAAATGCTGGTGCAAGGTGATTTTCAATGTATCCTCGATAGCTGACATAAGTAGACTGCTTGACTTTGTTTTTCATGTAGGTTTCCAGCCAAAGCCGCAGCCAATCAAGAAAAGTGGTGGATGTTGGATCAACATGTTTCTGAAAGTGGATTTTGTACTCTTCTTCGTGCAGCTTTTGAATCGCCTCTGCTTTGGTTTTAGCATAGTAAGAAATACGTTTCGGCTTCCCTGTTTCAAAATCGTAGCCTGCTGTGACACGGATCTCAAATCTGCCGTCTGCTCGCTCTCGTATGCTGCCTTCATTGTGATTTCGTTTTTTGCGTTCCATATCGGATCCATCCTGTATTTATTTTATAATGTTGTTGCATATCTGATTAAAATGGATTATTTTGTCTGAGTCGATAGTAGGAAGAACGAGAGATGTGCAGTTGATCAATGGCTTGAGAAACAGTGATTTGCTTTGCCTCAACAGCCTGCATTACGATTTTCCAGTTTTCAGGCAGTTCCAGTGCTGATCGTCCAAACTTGATATTTTTCTTTTTTGCTGCATCAATCCCATCACGCTGTCTGCGTCTGATTTTCAGACGTTCATTCTCCGCAATGCTGCCAAGCACCTCAATCAGAATTGCATTAATCATATCCATGATCCACATCTGTTCCGGTGGAAAGTCGGTCAGTGTTGTTGGAATATCGAGAATTTTGATATAAATACCGTTGTTTTTGAAATATTCCAACTCCTGCTTGATATCAGATTTACTTCTGCTGAGCCTGTCCAGTTCCTTGATCACCAGCGTATCACCACTTCTGAGAATCTGCTTTTTCAGATACTGATAGCCTTCACGCTCGGTATCTTTGCCGGAACATTTGTCCACAATGATATTATCTCTGCTGACCCCGTAATTTGTGAGAGCTTCAATTTGCCTGTCCTCGTGCTGTTCCCTGCTGGAAACACGAGCGTAGCCAAATGTTCTGTTGTCCATAAAAACACCTCCAAATTGTATCAAAAAGCCCTGCCACTTTTGAAACATCTCAAAAGTCAAAAACAGACTTTTTGACACAGGTTTCTGATAAAAAAATGACCGTCCCAGAAAGTACACTTTCTGAGACAGCCAAAATATTTAGAAAATTGCTGGATTGCTTTCTTGACACTGAATCGCACAAAGCGTATCGTGAAGAAAAGTCGTATCGCACAGCATCTCCTCGATCTCATCGGCAGAGTAGCCATAGTCCAACAGCAAGAGAACATCCTCTTCCGATACGCCATAGCATCCGCACATTTCCAACAACAATTCTTCCTGTTGCGTGTAATCATCTTCCCAATCATAATCAGAATACTGCCACACAATATTCCTGAAATCATTCTGCATCGCAAACAAAGATTCTGAGAGTTCCCCATTTTTGTTAATACAAATCATATCTCCTTCTTTGAGAAATATTTGCTCATACTTCAATTTTAACAAGCCAACTTTCCGAAGAGCCTTCGTTAAAATTGATTCTGTAGAGGCATAGACATACAATCCAAGTCCTACAAAGTGGAGCAGGCACATCGGATTGTTGCCCTTGACGATGTAAAACGTGTTGTTCTCATCAAGAGCAGTAAAACAAAAACTCCCCTGCACGGATTCTGCCATGTTTTTTAGTGAATCAAAGTTGAGTTTTCCCTGCTGTTCAATCAGCTGCACCGCAACATAAGAATCCGTCTCTATTTTTGCCTTTGGCAAGTGCTTTTCCGCTCTGAGTTCCTTATCGTTGTACAGCACACCGTTATGAGCAACAGCAAAGTTCTTATCAGCATGACCATAAAATGGATGATTGTTGTAGTTGAACTTCTCATTGCCTTGCGTCGTCATGCGAGTGTGACCCATAACGGCTTTCGTTCCGCTGGGTGTGTTAAATCGCAGTTTATGAGCAGGTTTTGGACGTTTGAAAATCGTCATCTTGCCATTCTTCACATAAGCAATACCGGATGCATCTATCCCCCGCTCTTCTGCTGTATTCGCTAACGATTGTGTCAACTTTTTCAACAACTTATTTGATACAATTCCCTTGTAGTCCAGCCATCCAAATAATGCACACATCTTACATTTCCTCCTCTGCACGAACTTCTTCATTTACATAAAGCTAACGTTCTTTCAGATACTGAATCAGCTCCGGCTCTGTAATATCTGCCACAAAATTCGACCAGGACAGCTTCGCAATGCTTTCATCGGTGTTGTACATTGCCGTATCACAGATACGATTGACCAGCTGAATGGTAGCAATAAATGTGTTGTACTTCAAAGTCCCTCTGAAAAGTCTGAATTCAACTGTATGATAATTGCAGAGATTCACAGCGGCATAGCGACCGTTTCCGCCTTTCTTTGCCTTGTCCATGATTGCTTTCGGTGTATGCTCGTATCCGTATCTTGCTGCCCAACGGTTCATAGAATACTCAGAACGTCTTGAAAATTTCAACAGCTCATTCCAGTGATGTTCTACAAAGTATAAGATTCTGGAAATGACCTCGTCCTGTCCTTCTTGGTTGGCAGAGAATGCAGTTCGATTCACATGAAGATGCAAACCACAGGTGCTTGTCTGATGGGAACGATAGCCTTGCCGAACGGCACAATGCAAAATATCTTCCCATGGAAATTCATTGCAATGATAATCCAGTGTGCATGGATGTGAAACCAATTCCATGCCATCATCCAAAGAACCATCTGTCTTGATGTAGAGCAAATCCTCATGGATGTTTGCAATATCCAGCAGTTCTTCCGCATAATCATCATCTTTGCCTGCTTTATCAATTTCCAGTTCAATACCAAAGTAACGATTTCCCTCGCCATAGAAAATCGGATTCGGTTTATAGCTGTAGTCATGAATCAAGTCAGAGTTTTCTCGTTCTTCCTCATAGCAATCTCGACAGTATGCATCACCGTTCGAATAGTATGCTTCATCCTCATACAAAAGAGAATCGCAGCAGCTGCATCTGGTATAGTGCTCTTCATAGCAATTTGTGCAAACAGTGGTATTTTCATCGCTATATGCATCCTCTCGCCAGATTCGAGAACCGCAACAATCACAGATTGTTGTGTGTTCTTCCAGGCAATCCGAACAGATGATGCGACCGTCCCATTCTGTATAGTCATCATCATCGATAATGTAATTGCAGCACTCGCAAATTAAAACTTCTTCCTGCTCCATTGTGTTTCTTTCCTCGTTCATTTCAAATTCCTCCATAAAATGAAAATTGCCCTACCGATTTCTCAGCAGGGCTTTGTGTTTGGGTTAATATTCTTCTGATAGAAGCATGGTTGCGTGATTGCTGTCATCAATGACATAGATCTTTTGATTAACCAGATTTTTAAGGTCAATCACATAATTCTGACAATATTCCGGATGTTCTGAAAAGTGCCGGATGTGCTGTTTCCCATTGGAATTTCTGCTTGCATGTCTCTTGTCAAAAACTGTTGATTCTGAAACATCATTCTCACCTCCTGTTATGTTCCTATGTTCCGTCTACGGACAGTTTTGACCCATGCGGTCGACATCATCGCATGATCAGTACCTGGCATAGGTTCACTACTATAATATACAATTGAAAAATAGAAAAAAGGCAGATTGCAAATTGCATTCTGCCTTTCAGGAGAAAATGTATTACTTTTATTTTTAAAAGCACATAACATATCTGTAAAAGAAGATGTCCAAATTAGATTTTATTCGGCATTTTCCGTTCCAATCAAATTGATTTGGAATTGTGTAGACAGAGGTATTACCATTGCCTCTGTCTCGCAAAGTACGCTAAATATAGAAATAATTTTAAAATAATAGTGACATATAATTTATATAATAAATATATTGTATATCACTATTTATATATGGAGGCTATTGCTATGAAAAATAAAAATGAAAAGAAAACCATTCAAAAATCACTGAAACTTTCTCCCCAACAACTTCAACAAATTGAAGAGCAAGCGAACAAAAAGAATATGAAATTCAGTGAATATATGTTGGATTGTGCATTGCATCATAATCAGGAAATTACACCCTGTATAGCAGTAAAGATGCAGGAACTGGTGAATCTTGTTCGAGAAATTACAGATTGTATTGATCCAAATGATTTCATCAAAAAGAAAACATTACGACAGAAAACATCTGTTTTTGCAGATTTGCTTCCTATGGCATCCCCACAGAAAAAATACAGTCAATTGGAAAAGAAAATCGATTTGTTTGAAAAAGTAGGAGAAGAAGTATGGGAATTTTTAAAGTAATTCGAAATACAAATGACGGTTTACAATATATGTACAACGCTTTAAATTATGTTTGCTATGAACACACAGATTATGATAAGCGTTACAGTCCGAATGTAGATATCGATAATGCTTATGAACAATTCTTGATGGTAAAGCGATATTTCTATAAGACCAGTGGAAATCCGATATTTCATTTTATTGTAGTATATGATGTAAGATCGACATGGAGAAACAACTATGAACAAGCAGCATCAATGAGTCACAATATTGCAGCTTATTTCTCAGATAAATATCAAATTGTTTATGGAATACATAGAAAATCTTGTTTGAAAAAGTGTGGCGGACTTGCTTCTATATACCATGCCCATTTTGTTATGAACTCCGTTAGCTATGTAAATGGAAAAATGTTTGCTGGAAATCGTTCTGAATTATATGCGTTTTTGGATCATATTAAGCATATAACAAAAGATTTCTCTTGGCATGTTGAATTTGGTTCTGACAAATAAAATAATAAAAAATATATTAAAATCTTTGATTGATTAAATATCATTCTTTAATTAATAATCGGATAAAATCCAATAAAAATCAGATCTGTATGAAATAGCAAAGAAAATAACATACGCTTTCCTTTCTGACATATAAAAACATACAAAATGAGCTGAAAAAAATAGAACATATCTATAAAAATCAGAAAGGAGATGTAGTATATGACTGGTTTTTCATATACAGAAATCAAGTATTTGCTAACTGTTTCGGAAACAGCACGTGTTTTAAATGTAAGCAGCCACACAATTTATAAATTAATTCAGATTGGACAACTATCCGCAATCAAAGTCAGTCCAAGAAAAACGATGATAACCGCAGAAGAACTTGAAAAATATCTTCAAAATCATAAAGGAGGTTTTTAATATGACGGAAAATCATGGAGAAAAAGAACTTCTGACAAGAGAAGAAGTTATGGAGCTTTTGAAAATTGGAAGAAGTACATTTTATCGCCTGCTTCAGACTGGACAGTTAAAGGGATTTAAAGAGGGCAACCGATATAAAGTGCCTGTAAGTGCAGTGGAGGAATATGTGAAAATGAAAATGAGAGAATGATATTGCGAAAAGTGGAGCAGGTATTTCATGAATACCGGCCCTGCGAAAAAATCTCTGTAAATTCAACAACAGTGATAAAAAACGATATTGCGAGCGGCTTGAAAAACAGCCTCTCAATTTTTTTACAGTATACAATAAATACCGTAATTTGTCAAGTTTCTCCAACAGTCAGTCTGCTGGAGTTGAGCGTAGCGGAATGAAAGCAGACTGACTGTGCCGGCTCAGCTCAGTCTGTCGGGGTACATGATCTCCAGCTCGCCAAGAACTCTGCCCCAGTTCTTAGCGGCATCATCCACTTCTTTGTAATCTCGTGGGTTGCCAGATACAAAGCCTTTAAAAGTGCCGTATCGCTGGAAAACACGCTTCTCTGTTTGTTCAGACGACGATAGCCACTGTTAAGGCTCTCGATCGCATTGGTAGTGTAAATGACCTTTCTCACGTCAGCGGAAAACTTGAAGATCGGTGAGATCACATCCCAGTTTTTGTACCAGCTCTTCATGGCGTTTGGATAATCTTTCTCCCACTTTCTGTTACACGTTCAAGCTGCTTAAGTGCAGCGTCCTCAGACGGTGCGTGATAAATGGTTTTCAAATCGTTGGCAAACTCTTTCTTGTTTTTTGCACCAACATATTTCAGCGTGTTTCTTACTTGATGAACGATACAACGTTGTAATTCTGTCTGTGAAAATGCCATATTTACGGCTTCTTTCATACCCGAAAGGCCATCAGCACAGATAACGAGAATGTCTTTTACGCCCCTGTTTTTCAGTTCATTCAGGACTCCAAGCCAATATTTTGCACTTTCGTTTTCTCCGATGTGTATGGATAAAACTTCCTTGTGACCTGTCAAACTTACTGCGAGAATCACATATGCAGCCAGCTTCCTGATCTGTCCGTTATCACGCACTGAAAAGTGTACTGCATCGATGAAAACGATCGGATACACCTCATCAAGCGGACGTTTTTGCCAATCTTCTATCTGCGGAAGAAGCCTGTCTGTGATGTCAGATACCATTCCGTCGCTGACTTCAAAGCCGTAGATCTCCTCGATAGTATCGCTTATTTGACGAGTTGTCATACTCTTTGCGTACAGAGAGATTATCTTCTGCTCAATGCCGGAGATGTCCTTTTGACGCTTTTTTACCACCTTTGGCTCAAATGTTCCGTCTCGATCCTGCGGTACTTCGATCTCAGTTTCGCCTAAATTTCCACGTATCTTCTTTGTTTTCTTTCCAGCGGTAATTGGAGCTGTCCGAGTGTTCATACGAACGATACCCTAAGTGTTCCTCCAACTCTGCCTCAAGCATTTCCTGTATCGTGCCACCCATCAGATCCCTGAGAGCATCCTCAATATCTTTTGCTGTCTTGATATCATATTCCTCGATCAGATCTGCGATGATATTCTTCTTTCCCTCACTCATTGGTTCTCTTTTTCTTCTTGCCATAAAAAATTAGCCTCCTGTGTTATTTATATTTTACCATAGTTGACTGCGTTTTTACAGACTTTTTTTCGGTGGGTCTGCGAATATCATCGCAGGTACGCCGGTTTTTCTTTGTCTTGAAAACGGGTGCATTTCAAAAAAATTTGGGTGCATTTTTGCCCACAAAAAAACGTTTACGCAAACAGAAAACCGGTTCAGAGGAAAATCTGAGCCGGTTTTTTTGCTTTTGAACACGTCTCAAAGAACGATTACTTTTTGAAATCTACGCTGTTTCGCTGGCTTTTGGACATAAAAAAGCACCTCTAAATTGTATCAAAATAGAGGTGCAAATATGCCTAAGGATTCTCATTTTGATACAAATTAAACCTGAAAATCCCGCAATTCTGCGAGGTTTTTTGTTTTTCGGCTGAAAATCAAGGGATTTGCTATCGCCTAGAAAAGCGAAAATTGAGAGCCTAATCGCAAACGATAAGCAAAGGTATCGTTTGATTTCTGAAGATTGTTTTCAGACATTGTTTGTACATAAGCTGAGCTATCGTTTGCGAGGCACTCGATTTTGGGCTATCGTTTGGTATTTGAAAATCAGTTTAGAAAATTAAGTTGAATAGCTGAATTTATAGGAAATCCAGTAGTTATCGCTTTGCTTTCTAAAGCCCTAAAATTTTCCTTGCTTGGGATTCCTCCATGCCGCTGGCGATAAGGTTTGCGAAAGCTTCTCCATTTTAAACAGCTAAATTTAAAAGATATTCGAGGCAAGTTATCCAAAAATATCTTTTAAAGCTCGAGCGACTCGTTATTCCTTAGAAAGTCATAAATGTTCATCATCAAAATTCCGTCCTCTGTATAAAACGGTTTCGGCGTATTAGAAGTTATCACGATTTTTTTAAATGAATCATTGATTTTGAGAAATGGTCGAATTTCTTGTTTTATTTTTTCCGGTGTCTCCAAAAGATACGCCGACTGGATATAATACTTTTTAGAGCCGCTCGTACAAATAAAATCTACTTCCAGTTGCTTTTTTATAAACTTCTTGGTTTTATCTTGCTCGGTGATGTTTAGATTGCCGACATCGACCTTGTAGCCACGAATGCGAAGTTCATTGTAAATAATATTCTCCATAGAATGGGTGACTTCCATCTGTCGATATCCAATTCGTGCATTGCGAAGTCCAAGGTCGGTGAAATAATACTTCTGTGGCGTTCCAATATAAGACTTCCCTTTGATATCATATCGTTTTGCTTGTTCAATTAGGAAAGAATCCTCTAGATATTCAATATATTTGGTGATGGTCGTTGCTGTGATTTTTGATTGATTCACCGTATGAAAGGTATTACACAGCTTATTTGGATTTGTGAGCGAACCAATAGAAGAGGATAAAATGTTCAACAAAGCTTCCATCTCACCAACATTTCGCAGCTTATTTCGTGTTTTAATGTCACGGATGTAGGTTTCCGAAAAAAGGTTTTCTAACAATGCCATCTTCTGTTCCGACGTATCCGCCAACGCAACAATCGGAATACCACCGTAGGTCATATACTCGTTAAAGCCATCATAATAATGCCCATTGTACACCGTCATAAATTCTGCAAAAGAAAGCGGATACATATGCACCTCATCGCCTCTGCCGCCAAATTCCGTGGCAATGTCCTTAGAGAGAAATTTTGCATTGCTGCCTGTTACATAAACATCGCAGTTTTTCTTCTCGGAAAGTCCATTCAAAACACTTACAAATTCACGCAGAAGCTGCACCTCATCAAGCAGAATGTAATACCGTCCATCATCCTTTATCTGCTCGTTTATCCATGGATAAAACACCTTTGGATCTTGGTATTCCAGATTCTCAAAAAGATCAAATGCCATTTCAATAATATGATCGTGCGGAACGCCTTCATTCAACAAATGATTCTTAAAAATCGTGCGAAGCAGATAGGATTTCCCACAACGGCGAAGACCGGTAATAATCTTAATTAGCCCGTTATTCCTACGAACCAGAAGCTGATTGAGATAACTATCTCGTTTGATTTCGATATTCATAAGCCACCTCTAAAAGATATTTTTGTATAGTATGTCCTCGATATCTTCTATTATACCACGGCTTTTTGCATTTTTCAAGTGGTTAGAAGATATTTTCGGTCAGTGTACCATGAAATATCTTTTGAGAATTGCTTTTCACTCGAATTCCGTTATATCTCTCACCTGCATGGTGACTGTCACCTTAAGAATCGCTCCGTTCCGGAATGTCCTCATACTCATCGTCATTACTATTTGATGATTGCGTTGTGACTGTTCCGCTGGAATCTATCGCACCTTCCAGTTCTTCATCATTCGCCACTAACGCATCCAACGTAACTTGCGTGGTATCCGCAGTAGCAGAAATCAGCGATAATAGAGCCGTGTGAAGCTGCTCGATACTTGTGTTGATTTCTGTGACTTTATTCGCCATATCGCCAATAGGTTCTGCACTCAAAGCTATAGCATCTGTATACCGAATCCCATTGTTCGCCATATTCCGCATCTTTTGAATGCAAGAATTGATTACCTCGGTGTTGTATTGATATTTTGACATGATAGTCCTCCTTATCGCAATACTCATTTCTATTTACGTGCACCCATGATTCAGTTGCATATTCTTTCAAAATAATCTTGCACTTTTTGCTCATCGCTTTTTCTATTATTAATAAATTCGAGCTTTCCTTCTTTCAGCACTTTTTCAATCATTTCACTTGCTTTAGGGAATATTTGACGCATTTTCTCAACTTTTTCTGTTTGACCAGTCATTAAATACGACATATATTCAGCAAAGAATTCTTTACTCTGATTATTTGTTGGTGAATTTCCATCATACCAATAACTTCTCTTATGTCCTGTGCCAAGCGTTCCAACAAGCGACCCTACTGATATTCGTTGCCCCGCAACAGTGTTATTTGTAACACCGCCAATTATATCTGATACAGCTAAATTTTTGTACCCTGGTTGTAACTCTATTACGTCTCTAAGAGCATCATAAATTGCTTTTTCATACGGATTAAGCGTTGTCCAACCTTTTCTGCCATCCAACATTGCTTCAACAATTTTTTTCTTACTTTCATCGCTAAGTTTAAATTGCCCAAGCTTCTCATTATATGCATTCACAATTTTTGTAAAATAGTTTCTTGTGTCATCGTATAACGCTGTATATAGATTTTCTTTAACTGAGTAAAAATATAACATATCAGTCATATAACATGATTTTTTTTCATTGTCTTCTGCATTATCAAACCAGCTACACATATTATAATCAATCGCATGACCCAATTCGTGAAATACGGTGGTATAACTGCCGTCTGCATCATTTAAACCATCCGAATGCAAATTCAAAAAAACTGTTTTTCTATCTGGACTAAAATGAGCTATTTCATTACCATCAATTGATCCATCATTTGACCATGTTTCAACTTGAATATATCCAATGCATGAAAAAAAAGCTGTATGACAATCTCCTTCAGAAGTATAAGCAATAAACTTGATATTTGCTTTATCGTATTCTGTAATTCCATCTTGTGAGGATTTTCCGAAAAATGTATTCATACTCTCCGCTTCATCTGCATGGATTTTCTCATAAAGATCGATAAACCGCTTTTCTTCTTCTGTCACGTTATCATCAATGCTGTACTTTGACTTCAAATGCTCCAAATACCGCTCAATCTGTCGCCTGTTTTCATCTGTCAGTTGGTCTTCCGGTATATTCATATAGTAGTCATAATAATATTTTGCATCTTCATCCGACATATTTTCAAAGTCAGGCTCATCAATGCCCACTATGCCCTCATAAGTCAACTGATTCACTGTAGTAATGCACTGCGTAAAGTCAAGCACCTGTCCTCCAGTATTTGTCCCACTCATCACAGATGTGATATTGTTAAGCGTATTTGTTAGTGTCGCAAGATCGCTGATTGGATCTGCCATCTTTGCCGCACTATCAGCATCTGCCACGCATACTTTGCCCTTTGCTTTTTCATACGCAGAAGTGGATTTTGTGCAAACCTCCTGCAAGTCAGACAAAATTCTATTAAACGAAGTGACTTCCATAGAGTAAGCAAAAGAGAACTGACTACTTGGATCAGAAGGCAGAATTGTCTGGTTAATTCTGCTGATGCTATTCTTCAGTATTTGTATATTATCATTATACGATTCCGTTGAATAGTTGTGTGTTCCCATCAAAAACAACTCCTTAAACTTGATAATGATCGACATTATCTATATTTAAATGACTGTTTGAATAATTAATATTAAAACATAAACTTAGTTTTTAGTGGTAACGCTTTTGCCATTCCGCTCAACAGTAATTTCCACATCATCATCGAACACTACAGTAACAGTTTCATTACATTCATTTGATTCTCTATTACCATTATAGTTAGGTTTAATATTATTTCTTGCCCACTCCTTTCTATCTTCTTCATTACTGTCATTGCTTTTGTATTTACTTATTACATGCTCAATTTTTTCGTTCTCTTCATCCGTTTCCTCATGATCAGAATAAACATCATAAACATCACCAACCAATTCTACAACCTCATCTACACCCTCAACAACATCACCAACATATGGTATTTTCTCTATCCACTTTTTTGCTTTGCTTAATGCTTCCTTTTTAACCCCACCTTTTATATCTTCCTCCCACTCGTTATCTTCTTTCAAGCCCTCCATATTTTTTACATTTTTATCCTTGTAATATGAGCCCACTTGATCATCAAGATCCTCGTATACAGCTCTCCTATCGTTCGAGTAATCATAAGTAACACTTCTTGAGTCTCCAGAATTAATTTTATACCCTGTTACTGGCCCATAATCTGTATTCGAACTATATTCACTTATATTTAAATCAACATCTGTCCAGTAGATAGTTTTTGAATTGATCCATCCGAACACATAGACTCCATCATCTCTTATTTCATATTGTATCCCGCTATCTTTTAATTCTTGAAGTGTCTTATCTGTTTTTCTCCAAGTCATTACTGGTTGAAGAACTGTTACAAACATCTTATTCCCATCTTTGTCATAATAATCTTTGGTTTTAAATAATTCGCTATCGTCTTTCTTTTCCTCTGCCGGTGCAGATGAACAAAATTCTTTCGATTGCTGATTTACACGAATTGTTTTAGACGCAACGATGACTATATTGTTCAATGACAATTTTTTCGTTATTTCTTTCTTTGTCTTTTCGTCCAAATCTGATGAGTTCAATTTTTTCAAATAGCAAGCGTTTAAATATTCCAATGCTGCAGTAAGTGAAGCCAACATATTTTCTTCTGAGTCATCTGGTGGGATTTCAGTTGCTAAATTATGCCCGTTTGTAGCAAGTACCTTCAAAAAGTTCTCCAATTCATCTAAATCAATATTATCGCAGTCATCCATAAATGCGTCATAAATCAAGAAGATAAGTTCACTTGAACAGTCCATCCCGGACTGAAGATCCAAACTTAATTGAGTCCAATCATAAGTATACTCTCCCGTCGTGTCATCATATGTCACGTATTCACTCAACTTAACCTCTGCCATACCTTCATATGTACAGTCCGATAAGGATTCTTCCAATTCTTTCCCAAAAGTGCTAGTATTTCCTCCACTTATCATTACAGATGCCATTGAATTCAAGGTGGTCATCAATGATGAAAAATCGTGAATGGGATCCTCCAATTTAGCTGCACTATCAGTGTCGTTTCCACATACTTCACTTTTAGCTTTTTCATAAACCGAAATCGTTTTTGCACAGATTTCCTGCAAGTCAGATAAAACAGAATTAAACGATGCAATCTCCACAGAATAACCCATAGAGAATTGGCTAATTGGATCAGAAGGCAGAATTGTCTGGTTAATTCTGCTGATGCTATTATTCAATATTTGCAAATTACCATTGTATGTTTCTGCAGTGTAGTTATGTGTGCTCATCAAAAACAACTCCCTAAACTTGATAATGATCGATGCTCTCCACATTGGCAGAGAATTCTTGAACGACACTCTCAACCGTGTTCTCAATATCCGACAAGCACTTTTTCAGCTTGTCCAGATTCCCCTTAAAGCTTTTGATCGCCTGACTAGCTTCTCCCTCGCTCATTCCACTTGTGGAAAGTTCATCCAGAATCTTACTGAATTCTGTCATATCGTTGTCGATTGCTTCCATTTTTCCTGTGATTTGCTGACAGATCGCAACCCAATCCTCACTAACCACTTTTACACTATCCGCCATATGTATACTCCCTCCTCAACATTACACGCCACCAACCGCAGCTAATGCTTCTTCCTCCTGTGCTTGCGTAAATTCCGTGTTCAAAGTAGTCAACTTTGACTCGCAATTGCTCTTTTGCTGCTGGCACTTCGAGGACAAGTCAGACCATTCATCGTATTCCTTTTTTGCATTTTTTATTTGCATATCGATCTTCAGAACTACAATTTCTGCCGTTTTCAAAGCCGATGCACACTTACTGTTAATTTCTGAAGAAACCGTAGACGTAGACCGTATTTCCTGAATACAAACACTACTTGGTTCTAAGTTTTCAATATCAGAAATCAAAGAATTTTGCAAATCAGTTATCACCTGGCAGGAATCATTCATAATATTTTTTTCATTTTCAAGCTCCGCAATCCTTGTTTCAAGATTTTGTATCTCAGCATTACACGAATTGATTTGGTCATCCAGATCCGATATGTTTTTTTGAGTATTATTGATATCTGTCTGGACATCTACACTTGCTCTTGCCAT